GATGGTTTTGCTACTACTAAAGCAATTGTATTATCAAAAGCAATGCGTAAGATTACTAATATGATCGGTAGACAAAAGATCTGCTTAGTATTAACAAATCAATTAAGAGATAAAGTGGGGGTAATGGGCTTTGGAGAAAAGACTCAAACAAGTGGTGGTAAAGCTGTTGGATTCCATTCATCTGTTAGATTGACATTGTATAATTTAGGTATGATTAAAACATCTGATGGTTCTATTGTAGGAGCTAAGACCAAATTAAAAATAAAGAAAAATCGTTTAGGCCCTCCAAGTCGAGAAGTTGAATATGATATTTATTTTGATTCAGGTATTGATTCTGCTCCTAGTTGGATTGATGTATTAGTTAAATATAAATTAGTTAAGAAGCGCGGTGCATACTATGATTATGTGGATATTGAAACGGGTGAAGAAATAGTATTTACGTCAGCAAATATACTTACAAAATTTAAGGAAAATCCAAAACTTAAAAAGCAAGTATATGAGCGTTTATGTGAAGTATATATTATGAAATATGACCCATCAAATCCAGATGAAGAATTAGAATTAATAACTTCGCCTGATGGTGGAGATGATTTTTAAATAAAATAAATAATAAGTTATATGAGTAAAAATTTGTATTTTGGCGCTGATGCTCGATTTAAATTATCTGAAGGTATTCAAGAATTAAGTCGAGCAGTAGCCGCCACTTTAGGTCCGAAAGGAAGAAACGTTGTAATTGAAAAGAAATTTGGTGCACCGGTAATGACAAAGGATGGTGTTTCGGTAGCCAAAGAAATTGAGCTAAAAGATCCTGTAAAAAATATTGGTGCTCAAATGTTAAAGGAGGTATCTTCTAAAACGGCTGATATTGCTGGTGATGGAACTACAACAGCAACAGTATTAGCAGCAGCTATTATTTCTCACGGATTAAAGAACGTAACGTCAGGTGCTAATCCAATGGATTTAAAGCGCGGTATTGATTTGGCTGTAAAAGAAGTTATCAAATGCTTAAAAGATCAAAGTATCGAAATCAGTATTGATAATGATATGGTTGAACAAGTAGCTACCATTTCTGCCAATAACGATGAAGTTATTGGTAAGTTAATTGCAGATGCTATGGCCAAAGTGGGTAAAGAAGGTGTAATTACTGTTGAAGAAGCAAAAGGTACTGAAACAGAGGTAAAGATCGTTGAAGGGATGCAGTTTAATAGAGGTTATTTATCTCCATTTTTCATTAATAATCCTAACAAACAAGAAGCAGAATTGGAAATGCCATATGTATTAATATATGACAAGAGAATATCTGCTATTAAAGATTTATTACCAATACTAGATCAGGTTATTAAAAAGCAATCTTCAATTTTAATTATTGCAGATGATGTTGACGGAGAAGCCTTAGGTACATTAGTAGTTAATAGAGCACGTGGTATTATTAATATAGCAGCAGTAAAAGCTCCAGAATTTGGAGATAAACGTAAAGCTATGTTAGAAGATATTGCTACAATAACTGGTGGTAAAGTAATTTCAGAAGAAATGGGTCTTAAATTAGATAAGATTGATTTAAGTTATTTAGGACGAGCTGAAAAAATTATAGTATCTAATAATTCTACAACAATCATTAACGGGTTTGGTACATCAGAAAATATTTCTGCTCGAATCAATCAAATCAAAACTCAAATCGATAATTCTGCATCTGATTATGATAAAGAAAAACTTCAAGAGCGTTTAGCTAAATTAGCTGGAGGTGTTGCAGTTCTTTATATTGGTGCAGCAACAGAGGTTGAAATGAAAGAGAAGAAAGATCGTGTAGACGATGCGTTACATGCAACCCGCGCTGCGGTTGAAGAAGGTATCGTTGCTGGTGGTGGCGTGGCTTATATTCGCTCAATTGATTCTTTAGATAATATTCAAACAGCTAATGAAGATGAAAAGATTGGTGTTAATATTATCAGATCTGTATTAGAAATGCCATTGCGTCAGATTGTGGCGAATGCAGGTGGAGAAGGTTCTGTAGTAGTAAACAAAGTACGCGAAGGCAAAGCAGATTTTGGGTACAATGCCCGTACAGAAGTATACGAAAACCTAATTGCTGCTGGTGTAATTGACCCAACTAAAGTAAGTAGAGTTGCCCTTCAAAATGCCGCTTCAGTTGCATCAATGATATTAACTACGGAATGTATTATATCAATCGATAAAGACACAAAAGAAGATTCTAATACAATGAATCAACCAATGTACTAAGATATGTTAGAACGTTACGTTGAACTTTTAAAAGAAATTCAACAAGAAAAGAATAGTCCTGTCTCATTAAACATTAACTCAAGAATAATGTTAGTGGATGGGACTAACTTTTTCTTAAGAGTTTTTATGGCAAACCCTATAATGAATGAAAATGGCGAGCATTTAGGGGGTTCGTTAGGATTTTTAAAGTCCTTGGCTGCCAACATTCGCACATTTAAACCTACACGGCTTATTATTTCATTTGACGGTAAAGGAGGCTCTAAGAAACGAAAAGAATTATTTTCAGAGTATAAAGGTAATCGTTTACAGCCCAAATCATTTAATAGAGCTGAAATTTTTGAAAATTCTGAAGAAGAAGAATTATCAATGAAACATCAATTTGTAAGATTAATTCAATACTTAAGATGTTTACCATTGACAGTAGTTACAGCAGACCATGTAGAAGCAGATGATTTAATTGCATATATTGTAACAGATATAGCTACTCAACATGGAAGTGAGGTATTATTAATATCAGACGACAAAGATTATTTACAACTTATAAATGATAAGGTAAATATATATCGACCTGTAGAAAAAAGACTTTATAAAGAAGACACTGTTAAAGAAAGATTTGGTGTTCCATCATTAAATTATCATCTTTATAAAGTATTTATAGGAGATTCTTCTGATAACATACCTGGTATTAATGGAATTGGTCCTAAGACTATTTGCAAAATTCCTATTCTTCAAGAAAACAGAGTAATTACATTAGATGAGTTTTTAGATTTTTTAGATAAAAATAAAGACGATAAAATCTGTTCTAAGATATTACCACAACGAGATGATGTAATCAGGAATTATAAATTAATGCAATTGCATAATGTAGATATATCAGGTACTCATAAATTATTTGTTTTAGATAAGTTTAGAGAAGAAGTACCATTAATCAATAAAAATGAATTTTTACAAATTCTAGCATCAGATAAGGGTTATTCTTATATTAAAGACCCTATTGCATTTTTAAATACATTCAATCAATTAAATCAATTTGCATTAACTACAAATAATTCTTGATATTTAGAAAAGTATATTATATATTAGAGATATGAATCAAGATAAATTTACGCAATACGGAAAGACATTTCAATTAAAAATCATATCTGCATTAATAAAAGATAAAGCATTTTTACAACAGATATTTGATATTCTATTACCTTCATATTTTGACTCTGAAGCCAATTCTTGGATTGTTGAAGTAATTATGAAATATTATGTAGAATATAAAACAGTCCCTACTTTAGAAGTATTTAAGGTAAAAGCATTAGAACTTACATCTGAGCCTTTAAAGATGTCTATTGTTGAGTCTTTAAAAGATATTTTAAGATATATTGAAGCAGAGGATTTGGAATTTGTAAAAACGGAATGTGTTAATTTTTGTAAAAATCAATGTATCAAAACTGCTATTATCGAATCTGTTGATTTACTTAAAACAGGCGAGTATGATAATATCAAACGTAAAATTGATACTGCTATGAAATCTGGTGCAGATCAAAATATTGGTTTAGATTATTTAAAGGATATTAAGCAAAGATATGAAATTGATGCTCGTGAGACAATACCTATGCCCTGGCCAGCATTTAATGAACTTGTAGATGGTGGTATTGGTAAAGGAGAGTTGATTATATTTGTAGCAGGTGCAGGTGCTGGTAAAAGTACAACAATGATTAATGCAGGTGCTCATTTATTAAAGCAAGGAAAAACAGTTGTTCATTATACATTAGAACTTTATGAGCCTTATGTTGCTCAAAGATATGATTCAGTAGTTACGGGTATAGCAACTGCGAACTTAAAATATAACTTAGATGAAGTAGAGCATGAATTATCAAAAATTAAAGGAAATTTAATCTTAAGACATTATCCTACAAAATCAGCATCTGTTAATACATTAAAAGCTCATTTAGATAAAATAATAATGCAAGGTATAATACCAGATTTAGTTATTGTAGATTATGCAGATTTATTACGACCAGTAAAATCTAAAGATAAGCTTCATGAAGAATTAGAAACAACATACGAAGATTTAAGAGGGTTAGCAGGTGAATATAAAATACCAGTTATTACGGCATCTCAAAGTAATAGATCAGGATATGAATCTGATATTATTACGGGTGATCAAGTAGCTTCTTCATTTAGTAAAATTATGATTGGAGATATTATAGTTTCTTTAGCTCGTAAAACAACAGATAAAATTGCAGGTACCGGTAGAGCTCATTTTATAAAGAATCGTTTTGGACCAGATGGGTTGACATTACCATCAAAATTAAATATGTCAAACGGCCGAATAGAGATGTATCAAGAGTCGTCTGTAAAGGGTCAAGAAACAAAAATACAGATGGATGAAGATGTAATTGTAAGAAAATCTTTAGCCACAAAATATACAGAACTTTTAGGAGAATCATTAGGATAAAAATATATGTAAGAGATATTTATAAATACCCAAATAAGGGTGGTTATGATTATTATATCTTATTTTACAACAAAAATTAATTAACAACAAAACAATGGAGATTTCAAACAAAATACTCTCTGATCTTACTGTCTATAGTAAGTATGCAAAGTACAATCAGGAGTTAAATCGAAGAGAAACATGGGAAGAGATTGTGACTAGAAACAAAGAAATGCACATTAAAAAGTACCCGACTTTACAAGATGAAATAGAGTCGGTATACAAGTTAGTGTATGACAAAAAAATCCTTCCATCAATGCGTAGTTTGCAATTTGGAGGTAAGCCTATCGAGCTTTCACCTAACAGAGTTTACAATTGCGCTTATTTGCCTATAGATGATTATAGAGCATTTTCAGAAACAATGTTTTTATTGTTAGGCGGTACTGGTGTAGGATATTCTGTACAAAAACATCACGTAGAAAAATTACCCGAAATAAGAAAGCCGAATCCATTAAAAAGTAGAAGATTTTTAATTGGAGATTCAATAGAAGGTTGGGCAGATGCTATTAAAGTATTAATGAAAACTTATTTCGAGGGCGGATCAACTATTATATTTGACTTTTCGGATATTAGACAAAAAGGAGCTCAACTTGTAACATCGGGTGGTAAAGCTCCAGGGCCTCAGCCATTAAAGGAATGTATCGTTAAGATTCAAGGTATTTTAGATTCTAAGAATACAGGAGATAAATTAACACCTATCGAAACGCATGATATTGTATGTCATATAGCTGATGCGGTATTAGCAGGTGGTATAAGAAGAGCTGCATTAATTAGTTTATTTAGCGCTGATGATGAAGATATGATTGCTGCTAAATCAGGAGCTTGGTGGGAATTGAATCCACAAAGAGGTAGAGCAAATAATTCAGCTGTATTATTACGTAACAGAGTTACAAAAGAATTCTTTATGTCTTTATGGGATAAGATTAAAGCATCTGGTGCAGGAGAGCCTGGTATTTATTTAAACAATGATAAAGATTGGGGAACTAATCCTTGTTGTGAAATTGCTCTTAGGCCATTTCAATTCTGTAATTTATGTGAAGTAAATGTAAGTAATATTGAATCTCAAGAAGATTTAAATGAAAGAGTTAAAGGAGCTGCATTTGTAGGAACACTTCAAGCAGGTTATACAGATTTCCATTATCTAAGACCGGTTTGGCAAAGAACAACAGAAAAAGATGCTTTAATAGGAGTAGGTATTACAGGTGTAGGTTCTGGTAAGGCTCAACAATATAACATGCAAGAAGCTGCGGAAGTAGTTAGAAAAGAAAATGAAAGAGTAGCAAACCTAATTGGTATTAATAAAGCAGCTCGTGCTACAACAATTAAACCTAGCGGAACATCTTCATTAGTATTAGGTACATCAAGCGGTATTCATGCTTGGCACAATGATTATTATATTAGAAGAATGCGTATTGGTAAAAATGAATCTTTATATACGCACTTGCTAATTAATCATCCAGAGCTAATTGAAGATGAATATTTTAGACCGCATGATACAGCAGTTATTTCAGTTCCACAAAAAGCCCCAGAGGGTTCTATTTTAAGAACAGAATCTGCATTAGATTTATTATCTCGTGTAAAATGGTTCTATACAAATTGGATTAAGCCAGGACATGGAACAGGCCAAAATACACATAATATTTCTGCTACTATTTCTATAAAAGATGATGAGTGGGAAAGTGTAGGAGAATGGATGTGGGAGAATAAAAATTGCTATAATGGATTGTCAGTTCTTCCTTATGCAGATCATACATATATTCAAGCTCCATTTGAAGATATCACAGAAGAAAAGTATTATCAATTAATGGAATCTTTAGTTAATGTTGATTTGACTCAAGTAGTAGAATTAATGGATAACACTAATCTTAGCGGAGAAATAGCCTGCGGTGCAAGCGGCTGTGAGGTAAAATAAAATTAAAAATAAGTTATGGAAATTTTTGGATGGATCTGCACTATTACAGTGCTTATTGGATTTATATTAAATAGCATCCAAAAGTTAAAATATGCTATATACGTATGGATAATCGGCGATATCGGGTGGATATTATATGATCTATCCATACGTAACTATAGCCATCTAGTATTAAGTGGCATTATCATATTAATAAACTTATACGGGTTATATAAAATAAACAAAAAATGAAAGTAGGAATTAAAAAGTTACATCCGGATGCAGTAATACCAAAATATTCAAAGCCAGGAGATGCAGGATTAGATTTAACTGCAGTAGAAATTATTAATGATGAAGGATTTCAGGTTACCTATAGAACAGGTCTAGCAATAGAAATTCCTTTGGGTTATGTTGGATTAATATTTCCAAGAAGTTCTGTTCGTAATTATCAACTTTCGTTATCAAATTGTGTTGGCGTAATTGATAGCGGTTACAGAGGAGAAATACAATTTACGTTTAACAAGAACGGAGGTATTCCTTCTAAGAGATATGAAGTTGGAGATCGTGTTGGACAAATTATTATAATGCCATATCCAGAAATTGAATTTGTAGAATTGGATAGTTTATCAGAAACAGTCCGCGGTGAAGGCGGGTTCGGAAGTAGCGGAAAATAATATATAGATGATATTTATATTATATAATATAAGTATGATAAGATTGCGCGATATACTAAAAGAAAATTTAAATAAAGGATCTTCATTTGACTATGG